AGAAGTAGCTAACATAGCTTCCATTCTTTTTATTATTTCAGCTTGTACTGATTGTGCTCTTCCTACAGGTCTCATTCCCGCTATTTCAGCATATGCAAGTCTAAAAGTATTGTACTCTGCATCATTACCCATTCTATTTAAAACACCTAACATTGTTTGAACATCTGGGTTGTCTGGAACAAAATTTTCCTTTGTAGCTTTTTTTATATAAGAATTTAAATTATCAACTAACTCATCTTTACCTAAATATGAATTATGAACATTTATTTTTGGTTTAACCGTTGAATTTAATTCTTCTACAATTTCTTTACTTAAAACCATTCTTTTATTTGCACCAGGGTATAGTGCCTTATCTCTTATAACAATATAGTTATCATTCATATTACCTAATTTAGTATTAGTTTTGTTAAACCCAAAAACTGTTCCTGTCCCACCCTTAGAATCTATTATTATTTTTTGCCCAGTTTGAATTGGAGCAGATCTTATCTTTACCAAATAAGCAGGGTTATATGAACCATCCGCTCTTATTGTACTTTTAGCTACCCCTTCTCCTAATTCATCCCATAACTTATCTTTTGTAGTTTTATAAATTTGTTGACCACCTTTAATTTGTGAATTTAAAAAAGCTGTAACACCATCCGCAGCAGTATCATAGTCCAGCTTTGGTAAGTCCTTTGTTAACACTTTTGTAAAATTATCAATAGATTCAATTGTCATTAATCTACTTAAACCTTCTGTTTGTCGAATGAACGCACCACCACCAATAGACGCAGCAGATAGTGAACTTGCTAACTCAACACCAGATTGTTCTGTAACTTTACCTGCAATAATATTAGCATCTTCAAATTTGTATTTACCTCTTTTTACATTAAAGAAATCCGGGTTACCTTTTTGTGCACTTAAAAATGCATCGTTAGCTAAATCTGTACTTTCTAAAATAGATCTTTGTTGAGGGGTGATAAATATTTTTTGTGTCTCATCTGATAATTTATCTAAAACTTCTTTACTTGGAAGTTTTCCTGTCTCTTTAAACTTAGCAACTTGCTTATAAAATAGTTTATCTCCATCTAAACCTCTAATAACATCTTGAGCACCGTCAATTGTTTTTAAAGAAAATCCTGTAACTTTATTATAAACTTTAGCCAAACCTCCAGCCATACCAAAACCAAGTAATTCACCAAAAGCACCTTGAGCTGTACCTCTTGCAACTTCTCTTACAATACTTTCTTTAGGATCAAATGTTTGAGATATAGCTGCACCAGCTCCACCCCCTAGTCCTGCACCGGTTACACCACCAATTAATCTTTGTTTATTTTTACTTAAATTTAAAAGTGGTCTAGCTATTCTAGCAACTCTTGCTGCCATTAAACCTGTACCTACTAAAGAAGATCCTCCTGTAAAAGGAGCTGCCGCAACACCTGCAATACCACCAGCAATAGATAAACCTACCTCTGTTACTATTCTCATAAAGTCTGGGCTTGCTAAAAAACTTTCTGTATCTTTATTATATTTTCCTTTTTGAGCATCGGATAAAACATCTTCAGGAGTTATCATAAGTTTCATCTCATCATCAAAACTTAATCCTCCATCTTTTCCAGAAGCACCTTTAGCTGCTAAAACAGAATCGATAGCTACTTGTTCTTTAGGAGTAGGCTCAGTCCCTTTAATTTTAAATGTATTTCCTTGTACAACTATCTCTGCCATATAAATCCTTAATTTGCACTAACATCGTATTTGTTACCGTCATATTGTTTAATACTAACACCTTCACTTAAATCTACATAATTGGAAGCACCTTGTCCAGAAGCCTCCATAATCTCAAGTGCAGTTGTAAAGTCTGCATTATTGTCTTCTGCAATTGCAATAGCATCTGCAAAGTAACTATCTAATGCTTTTAATTTTGCTTCAAACGTAGCTTCAGTATCTCCTACTTGTGGGATAAGTTTTGTAATTCTTTCTGCTTCTTGTTCTGATACTGCAGCACCAGAGATCGCTTGTGTTACGAATGATGTTGCTTGTTGTATTCTACTTTTAAAAGCACCGTAGTCTTTTGAAAATTGTGAGCCACCTACTTTACCAAGGGATGCTCTTATTCTACTCATATCACCAAACCCTACAGGCTTACCTAATTTATAATAGTCATCACCAATTCTAGATAAAATAGTTCTTACTCTTTTACTTCCTTGAATTTGTTTAATAGATTCTGCTGATGGTTTAGATACAACTGTTATCTTTCCTTTACCATCTACTTGAGCAACAGATCCTTTTGGTAAATTATATTGTACTAGTTCTTGATCTGTTAAAGTACGTGAACGATCTAGTGCTGTTCCTTTTTGTTTTTCTACAGATAAAATAGTAGCCGGAAGTTTACCAACACCTTCTCCTAATGATGATAATGCGGGACCAATACCAGAACCTTTTGCTTGAAGTAAGGGTGCAGCTAAAGTTGCTGCATAAATAGCTTTTTCTTTTGGAGATAATGAACCTAGCCCACCTGCTTGAAAATGTTTTATAGTAGGCTTTAGTGATTTAAAGTATCTACCTTTAAACATTTTTCTAGTTAATACTTCATCCATAACTACCTCGGTTGCATCATGTTATAGGCAGCGTAAGCACCTAATCCAGTTCCTGCTGCTTGAGCTAAAGGATTAGAGCCGGGAGCCGTGGTTGCTGTAACGCTACTTTGTGTTGTAGGTAAATTAGTCATAATACCTTTTAAGAATTCTACTCTTTGATAAGGCTCATAAGCTCTTTGTAATTGTGTTTGTCTTTGTGCTTCCAGTGCTTGTTGTCCTACACCTCTTTGTACTCCACCTGCTTGCATCTGAGCATTTATATCTGCAAGACTCATTGCTTGTTGTTGTCCACCTAGTTGACCTAGCGTTTGGCCTGCTTGAAGTCCAACATTACTTGCTAATTGTCCTCCTTGTAATCCTAATTGGCCAGCTGCTAATTGAGTTTGAGTTCCTAGTTGTTGTTGATTTTGTGCTGCACCTAATGCAGTTTGAAAACCTTGTGCCTGTGCTTGACCCATAGCTTGTAAAGTTCTGTTTTGAAGTTCTGCTTGTTGAACACCTTGTCTTCCACCACCGAATGCACCTGCATCTATAGCTGAAGCTGATAATTGATTTTGTGCTATCTGTCCTTGTCTTCCAATTTCATTAGTCACATATTGTTGGTAAGGGTTTAAAAACTGATTTATGTTAGGTGCCGCTGCTGCTGTTTGGACTGCACCTGTACCATATAAATTTGCCATACCTTGAGCTTGTGTAGCAGTTCCAGGAGCTCCCGTAATTGAACCGATACCAGATGTAACAGCTCCAGAACCAACACCTGTTTGTCCTGCTTGAGTTATTCCTGCTTGTTCTATAGCCGAAAGTGGAGCTACTTGAAGACCTGGAAGTGATACAGGTGTCTTAGCTAAGTTAGCTGCCTCATCATATAAAGATAGTTTTCTAGCCTCAACTCCTGGTGCTTCTCTTGCAATACTTGTTTGTGTTCCTGTAGTGGATCCGCCGCCACCGCCGCCACCACCACCGCCAAATATACTCATTAATTTAACTCCTTTTCAAATTCAATGTGTCTTGATTTATAACCATACTTAGACATAACTTTTTTATAACCTGGTCTCATATAAGCTTTAACCTTTTTACATTCATTAATTTTAGCAAATTGTTCTAAAGTATTAATTAATTTTTCTTCCCATAAATTCATTTTTTTTCCCGTACATATTAAACCTTGTAATTCTTTAAAATTAGGGTTTTCAAATATTCTTGTTGTTATAACTCCATAAACTTTATTAGTCTCTCCTTCTTCAGAACCAAACACTAAAAACAATTGGTTATCTCCTGAAAGAAGTAATTGTTTTATATCCTCTGCTTCTGCGTATCTTCCACTATATACTAAAGCCTCTGCAATCATAAAATGAACTAATGGCCAAATGTCTTCTACCTTAGAAGGTATAATTTGTAATACTTCTATTCCATTATTAATTATCTTTTTTGCTTGCATCGACTAAATCATAAATTCTTTTTAATTTTTTTTGTTGATCATAAAAGAAACTAGCACCAGCTTTTCTCATGCTCTTATAACTTTTAGGATCCCCTCCTGATAAAATTCCTGCGCCTAATACAGCGTCAGCACGTGATACAAATTCACCATCAGCTAATTGAGCGAGCATAGTATCTTCATCTTTATCACCATTACCTGCACCATCTTCAACGTAGCCTTCAGCTCTTACATAATTATTATAGTCATCTTCATTATGATCTGATTTAGAAGGTAAATAATTTATACCTCCTTGATTAAATTTTCTAACCATATTAGCTAGACCACCTTCGTTTGCATAAAACATATTTGATCCATAAGTCTCAGCTCTTGTTGGTCTTGCGTTTTCCGTTGGAACAAAAGCCCCTTTTAATTTAGCAGATTGTTCTGCGTAAGCATCTGTATAATCTTGTTCTGTAAATGGTGGATCCGGTTCTTCTTCGTCACCCATTAATAATGGCGCTGCACTTGCAGCTAATAATGCAGTTTCCAATTTATTATCTTTTGCTTTTTGTAGTAAGTTAGCAGCAATACCTTTTTTAGCTTCTCCTCCTCCTGTATCTATAACTGATTCAGATAAAGGAGAACTATCAGATATTTGTTGAACCAATTTAGGATCCATAAATTGTTTACCATAAGTAGAATCTTGTCTAAATGTTTTTAAAGCTTGGCCACCTTGACCTACAGGATCACCATAAGTAGGGGCTGATCCTAAACCTAAAGTTGAAAATGCAGGACCTTGTCCGAATGTGCTTTGTGGACCTAGCGCTCCAGATGCACCTATTGCATAAGAACCTCCACCAACAAGGGCAGCATCTCTCAATGCTCTCTTTGTTGATTTACCTCTAAGTTTTTGTACGCCAAATGTGGCTAGTGCTAATGTAAATGGATCCATAGTCTTTTTGTTTAGTTAAGTAATATTACCATTTTACTTAGATAGTTTCAACTCATCTGCAAATCTACCCTCATACTGATGTTCACCAATATGTACTATAGTATCATTAATATAAGCATAACATTTGCCTCCTATATCTTTCCATAATTTACAGAATGAAAAATCTTCGCCTAAATATATCTTGGTCCGTGGATCGTGAATCGTATCAAAAAAGTTCCACATGTTTGGCTTATCTACGTATTTACCATTTATAACAGTCTTTTGTACTATACCCTTATCTGGATAAGCTTTAATTAATTTATCAAATACAGTCCTTTTAATTAACATACATCCTGTAGGACTATGGGTTACTTCCATAACACCTTTATCTAACTTAATATTATTATCATCCTCAACTCTCATCGGGTAAGTATTCAAAGATGTTTTAAGATCTTTAATTGTTTTAACAGATCCTTTTTTAATACGATCTAAAGCTTTATCCCACATCATTGTTTTTAGTGGGTAAGGTATAGACATTACATCTTTATCTCTCTCAATCATTTTTATAATTGATTCAGCATTAAAATAAATATCAGAATCAATAAATAACATATGAGTAAAATTAGATTCTAAGAAACCCGCTACACAAAGGTTTCTGCCTTGTGTAACTAATGATGATTTAATTAATGAAAAAGTTATTTTAATTTTCTTTGCATGGCATAGTTGTTGTAACTCTAGTAATGCTTGAGTGTAATGTATTGAACATTCACTATGCACGGGGGTTGCTAAAAAAATAGAATAAGGCTTTGTTTCTTCTGCCTTAGTATCACTTTTCCATAAAGGTAATGTAGCCTTATTAAAAGGTTGTGAACTTACTTTTATTTCTTTTAATGTTTGGTAGGTATCTTTATTTACTGTTTCTTTCACTAATGGCTCCTTTCAAAAAGCTTGTCCATTCCATTCCTTTTTTATCCCAATTATAAAATCTTTTATAGAATTTTTGTTGTTCCTCTAAATGGTTCTGTATATAATCTTCATGCAAATATTTAGCTGCAGTATTAATAGCATCCCCTGTAGCAATAGCCATTGTTTCATAATTATTTGTATAGTTTACATACACAGGCCATTCAGCGCATGTTTCGTACAAAGCTCCAAAGTTATTTGTTACTACATGAACTCCTGATGCTAAGGCCTCTAACGCTGAAGCACAAGAAGTCTCTTCAAATATAGATGGGTATACAAACATATCGTAGTTAGGCATCATCTCTCTAATATATTCATTTGGTTTATAACCAATATAATTTACATTAGGTAATTGTTTAGCCTGTTCATATAAAGGTTTAAATTGTTCGTCATTATTATTTTTAAACTCATCTCCATAGACTTGCGATGAGCTGTATACATCTAGTATAATATTAGGGTCTTTTATTTCTTGCATTGCACGTAATAATACATTCAACCCTCTCCAAGGTGTACAGTGATGAATTAGTTTTATAGGATCTCCCTTTTTATAAATTTTTCTTATTGGAAAATTATCTATACCGTTTTTAATAACGATAGATCTTTCAGTTGGTATATCAAAGAAGTATCTAAACTTTTCATAATTCCAATGACTGTTAAATACATACCAATCATATTCATTATGTCTTGATTTATCTGTAAAAAAAGGCTGTAAATTATTTTGATCCCAAGAATTCTTTTGCCAAAGTATATTAATTTTATTAGGATCAATTGGAACTTTACCTGGAATAGAAGTACATATTTGTACTTGATCTAATAACTCTTTTGAAACATGCTTATGAAGCATTTCCATTTGTAGCTCAGTGGCACCTCTTGGTTCCATTATTTTTTAGTTAGGGCACCCATCTGATCAATTTTTGTAACTTTAATTTCAAGGTCTTGTCTAAAGTCATCCACAGTAGTATCAGTATTGGCATCAGCAACATCGTTATCAAAATCAGTTTTACTAGCATATACTTTGCCTGTTCTTTTATTTTTAATAATTTCTTTTGCTTCTGCGGGTATTTTTATTAAATCAGTCATTCTTTTTTATACCTTTATTAACAATTTTTGTCTAGCCTTTTCCTTGGCCTTTGTAACGCTTTAATCTTTTTTGACGTTTCTCACTTTTCGATAATGATTTCTTATGTTTTCGAGGACCTCTTTTTTTAGGTTTATCCCGCTCGTGATGTTCTTTAAATTTTTTAGCCATTTTCCTGTGATCTATCTATTAAAGCATAACTTACAGCACCTGATATTTCATTTGCTGTACCTGCTTGCATTTCAATAATATCGCTTGCTTCTAAGTTTAATGATTCTTTAATTAAATTGTCTGTAGATTTGTTTAAAGAAACATGGCCTATTTGAACACGAGAAGCTCCTGATTTTGTTATAAATAGATCAGTATCTACATTACTTGCAGTATCGTGAGTTGCTTGTACATTTTTAATAATAATAGTTGCATCTGCAGGACAAGTTAAAACTGTCGTGATGTTAGTTGTAGTTAAATCAAATGTTTCGCTTTTATATCTAATTGTCATGACATAAAATAATTAAAGGTGTTTTGTTCATTTTTAATTTCTTCTTGATAGGAAGTATTTAACTTATCTTTTAAAGTTTGTAAAGACTGAGCCACTTGTCTTTGGTTTTCTTCAGTATAAACAGGCGTTGGTTCTGGTATTATTATATCTACTCTTGCCATTATCTCATTCCATCAGGTTGAATATCTGCTCTAAAAGTACCATATCTCCAATTCTGATCAGTAGATGTATTAGCAATTTTTACACTAGCAAATCTAGATCTTGCACGAGTGTCCACTTTATCTGTAGAGCTTGTTACAGTGAAAGGGCCGAGAGGCGAGGATGTTGAAACGTCATTCGGGTATCTTCTTAAATTAATAGTAATCTCTGCATTACCTGTAAGTAATTTAAAATCAGGTATAAATCTTCTCATACTCATAAAATTTTGGCCTTCTCCTAAATCAAAATCTCCAGATTGTATAAATGCTTCAATAGCTGTTTTATTACCTACACCATCAACTTCATTGTTTCCTACTTCGTGAGCATAATAAGTTGAAGCTCCGTTAATGTTTGTTACTCCTTGAATGGTTGGGAAGTTCGGTGTCCCTGTTCCGGTAAACTCTGTTGCATATGGATTAGAATATAACGTTGAATCCTGCCAAGACGTTCTCGATAAAGATCCTGTTGTCCAAGTGTTCTCTGTATAATTGTAAGTCACAGTTCTATCAATAGCAGTTGAACTACTTTTAGGATAGAACCAACTAATTTCGTCATACAAATGATTTAAGCCTGCATAAATTTGTTCTCCATTATTATAGTTTAAACCTAGATTATCTCCTTTGTTTGTAAATACAAAATCCTCTACTAAACACGGAACTGATTTAACTGTACCATCATACACGAAGAAGCCCCCTGCTTGACCCATCCACCATACTCTACCATTAACATATTTAATTGCGTGTTGACCAATCAATCCACAATTACTTCCAACTTGTCTAATAGAAAAAGTAAACGGAGGTCCAACAAACTGCATAACGTATGCAGAAGTATCGGTTACTATTAAAACATAATCCTTAGCTTTTGCAGCTCCAACAATTGTAGTACCACTATCCAACCTAAAAGTACCTGCAGTGTTAACTGAAGTAGGTGCATAATCAGATAAATTTTCTTGATCACTGAATCTAATAAACATTGGGTCTTGAGTAGAAGGAGATCCTATAGTTGTTTCAGTTCCTAATATAATTAAGTGTCTATCTCTTTCAGATACGATTGACATAATTGAACGAGTAGGTGCTCCAGATACAATTGTTGCTCTTGTAGTTAAAGCTGCAGGTATTGCATGAATAGGGTCCCATTCAAAAGTTTCTCCGTTTTTAATAGTTGCTACTAATTTTTCTCCAAAATGATCTAAAGACCATGAAGCAGGTTCTAGTGATACACTTGAGGATAGTGAAGCTGAACCCCATCCTGTAACAGCTTCCACAGAAGCACCATCAGAATGAGCTGATCTTGTGCCTCCAACATCTCTTGTAATTCCAGTTAAACTAGTTGTTGTTATCCCTGTGTAAGAAATATATTCTGCCCCCACTTGGACTGTTCCTGTTGTTGGAAATCCTGTTGTTGAAATAACAGTTATAGTAGTTCCAGCACCACCTGTACCTGCGGTGTCATCTAACAATGCACCATTTAATACTGTAACAATTCCAGAAGCTCCTCCCCATCCAGAAGTCCCCCAACCAAAACCTGCTGATTGGTTTAATGGACCAAAACGAATATAAGGATTAAGAATAGCTGAACCAGATGCTGCAACAGTAGTTGATGCATTAGCTGCCATAGTAATTGTAAAAGTATCTGCATTAGGAACACCTACAACTTGAAAAGTATTTGTTGTAAAATCTGCTCCAACATAACCAGCACCAACTGGTGGAGTTACAGAAGTAAAAGTAAAATAATCTCCCTGTGATAAGTTATGTGCTATTTTATTAACCGTGATTGTTGGTGAACCACTTACGGTAGTAAAAGTTGCTCCGGTAATTGCAGTATCTAATGGAGTAATATCGTAGAAAGCACCTTCATAATAAATAATTAATACTTTGTTAGTACCTAAGGCAACGTAACGTCTGCCATCTAAATCTGCCCAAACTAATTGTTCTCGTACAACACCTGCTAAAGTTTTTGTTGTCAGCTGTTGCCAACCTCCTATTTTCTCAGGTAAACCGTATCTAAACCTAACAAAATCGCCATCAGTCCATTGACCTTCTGCGCCTGTTTCTGTTACTTGTTTATTGAATCCTGGTGCTATTTGTACATTTGTTAAAGGCATAATCTTATTTTACAACAAAAGTTAGTGGTAGTATAGAACTTGCTATTTTACAAACGAAGGTAGACCTAACATAGCTCTTCCGTCAAATCTATTTTTATCAGCAAATGGTCCGTTTACATGGTTATAATGTAAAAATACTTGGCCACATATATCACCTTCAAAAGGTTCTCGCCAATGCTCTAGTTCACATCCACTATATACTAGCATATCTCCTACTTCAAGTAATACCTTTGTACCAATTGGTGCACCGGGTTTAACTAGATTTTGTCTTTCATTGATGACATTATTAGCTCCTGTTCCATCTATAAATATTGGCCAAGGATCCCCGCCCAAGTTTATCGTAGTGGATATCTCACAAGAAGGTCTATCTTTATGTCTATGTAAAGTATCTCCTTTTTTATAAGCTCTTGCATAAGAATATGTTGGAATTAAATCTAGTCCAGTTTCTTGTTTCATTTTTGGTAATACTTTAACTAACAAAGTCTCCATTACAGGGTCCGCATAATGAGAGTAAGTGTTTGGTATTTGTTTGTCTGTCCATGTACCCAACATTCCATTTTCATGAACTATGTTATTTTTATACATAAATTCAACCGCATCTCGTTTAAGTAAGAAGTAGTTGAATATAAAATTAGCTAACTCGTAGTTAACTGCACCTTTGATTACTTGATATTTATTAAACATTATACAAACATTCCTTTCTGTAAAAAATTAAATGACACGGATATCCTTATATCATTAGATTCATTAGGATCAACACAATGCATCAACCATGCCGGGAACATAATTAAACGTCCTGCTTTTGGTTCATAATGTGTTTCTCTTAATAATCTTTCAGGTGGTTTACCTTCTTTCATTTTAGGTCTAGACATAGAAGCTACAGATCTTGGGTCATCTATTTTTAAATGTCCACAATTTTTAGGAGCTTTGATATAATATACACCCGACCATAAAGAATTAGGATGCTGATGAGCTCTATTCATTCCACCTGGTGGATTTATGTTAGCCCACATATTACCTAACACAGGCTCTGAATCTAAATGTTCTTGATCATAAATAGTTTTTTGTGAAGCATATAACATACTAACTAATTTTTGATACTCGGGTAACTCAGCCATATTAGTAGGTGAATGCCAACCTTTAACATTAGTTCTAACCACTCCTTTATCTTGATTAGACCAAGCTATAATATCTCTCTCAAGTTCTTGATTAAGGGTTGGATGCTCTATGTCTGCAATATAAACAGGTGTTGGAAAATGTAATTCTCTAAACATTATTTAAAAGGAGGTCCTCCAAACCACATCACTAAAGATTTTCTATTTCCTTTAGTAACTGTCATTGCTCTATGTCTAACAAAAGATGCAAAAAATATTGCATGGCCTTGTTTAGGTTTTGCTATTTTGCCTTCACTCATTAATTCTAATCCTCCACCTTCAAACTCACTATCGGGAGATAAAGCTAGTGTCATAGATATTTTTCTAACAGGGGGTTCATGTTTACAAATTATGTCTGAATCTATATGCCAATCATAAAATCCACCTTCTGTATATTCTGTGTATTGTGCCGGTTCTGTTAATCTCATTCCATCAAATCCAAAATGATTACCATTTGTTTGTAACATTAGTTTCTCAATTGTTTCATACATAGGACGCAATGTATTAAATGGAATCCAAGAGATGTGTGAAATTCTTGTATTAGTATCTACTTTTCCTCCTCCCTCAGCAGCACCAACTGCTGCATCTTGTCTTGGTTGTTTTCTACCAGCTTCAATAATATTTTGACATTGCTCTGGTGTAAATACAGGTGTTGTCGTTTCAACAATATAAGATTTCCATCTTGGCTCTGTTATCATATTAATATCCGTATTCTATCCAACCCGTTATTATATATTTATCATTAGACAAGGGTGGGTTGCCTCTATGAATATGTGTAAACTGTGTTGGCCAAACTAACAATGTATTTTTCTCAGGTTTAAAACGACATTTTTGATATAAAAATTCTGTCTCACCTCCTTCTGTTACATCATTTAAATAAATCATAAAAGCTAATATTCTATTTCTAGCTTTCATCTCTGCATTTTCACAATGCCAAAAATGATAACCTTCACCAACTTTAGTTTTTTGTATTTTAACTTCTAGTATGTTGTGTGTTGCAAGTTTTTTAAGATAAGAATATTTTTGAACGTATAAAGGATATACTTCTTTAAAAAATAAATCTATAAAA